TGGAGCAGTTCTATGGTGAGCATCCTGCCTATGTGAAGAAACAAATGGGACCTGTTTTAATGTCTTATGCTCAAGCAATTGCCAATGCTGCAGGAGACGAGATTGGAGCTTCTGGTGAACTTACATCGCAATTAGAAAAGTTTATTAAAGAATATGAGGCATCTTTTACTACCCGATATGTAGGCAGTTCCCGGGGACAGATGCGGGAAGTTCTGCGAAAGGCAATAGAGAAAAATGAAGATCCTATTCCTGCTTTACAAGAACGATTTGACGAATGGGAGGAAAGGCGACCGGGAAAAGTGAGTGAAGCAGAAACTGTGCAATTGGGAAGTGCAATGGCAAAAGCGGTTTGGGTCTTTGCGGGAGTAACTCTAATTCGATGGATGGCTGGTCCAAGTGCCTGCGATTTATGTCAGGAATTGGATGGGATGATTTTGAGCGTAGAGAAAACCTTCCTCCAGGAAGGGAAAGAATATACGCCAGAGGGTTCAGAACAGACATTTACCAGTTATGTGAATGTCGGGAATCCCCCCGCCCATGAGCACTGTGGGTGTGGTATAGTAGCGGAAATAGGAGAATAAAATGCCATTACCTAAACCGAAAGGTAAGGAAAAGCAGGATGAATGGATAGAAAGATGTATGGGAAACGGGCAGATGAAAAAGGATTTTCCAGATAATAAACAACGACTTGGGGTCTGCTTCAGCATCTGGAGAAAGGAAAAAGAAAAAAAGGAGACGGATATGAAAATAGAAGAAAGAAAGGCAATAGTGGTGCATCATACACCGATTTCGGATAAAGCATGGGATGGACCGGGCAATGAGGCAAGGCTAAAGAATGATGAGAAAGCGGATTACTACAAAAAGGCTTTTGCCTGGCAGGACCCGGATGCAGACAAAGAAACTAAATCGGCCTATAAGTTCATTCATCATGAGGTATCTGGAGACGGAAAGATTGAGGCGGCTAATATCAGAGGTTGCCAGACAGGAATTGCGGTATTAAATGGTGCTCGAGGTGGGGCAAAAATTCCTTCCGGCGACCGGAAAGGTGTCTGGAATCATCTGGCGGCACATATTAAGGATGCTGATTTAGAACCGGCAGAACTAAAATCCTTGTTTGATGGCGAAATTGAACGCAGGGCATTCCCATTTTCAGAGGTTCGGATAGAAGAGAGAAAAAATAAAACACCTAAGATTATTGGGCATGCGGCGGTTTTTAATGTATTTTCGGAGGAATTATTCGGAGGAGTAAGGGAAAAGATTGAGCCGGGGGCTTTCAAAAAGACAATTCAGGAAGCAGATATCAGAGCTCTCTGGAATCACGATGCTAATTATGTTTTGGGACGAAACAAGAGTGGAACTCTAAATCTAAAGGAAGATGATGTAGGGTTGAAGATTGATATTGACCCCCCGGATACTACCTGGGCGAAAGATTTGGTGACTACAATCAAGCGGGGCGATGTGGACCAGATGAGTTTCGGCTTTCAGGTAGTCCAGGAGAAATGGGATGGGCAGGATACCGATAGTCCCATTCGCACTCTTCTGGAAGTGAAACTTTTTGATGTCTCGCCGGTTACTTACCCAGCTTATCCTGATACCGATGTAGGGATTCGCTCGGCATTAGATAAGATTGGAATTGATTTTGAAGGATTATCTAAAATTATCACACGCAGTCAGTATGGAATTGCGATTAGTGATAGTGAAAAGAAAGCAATCTCTGATATAATTTTAATCTTGAATGATTTTATCAAGCCGGTCCAGGAGGATCACTTGGAAAAGGAAGAAGGATACCGCATTGGTATTCTTCGTAAAAGATTAGAATTAGCAGAAAAAATGTAGGAGGAAAAGCAAATGGATATAAAGGAGAAAGCGCAGGAAAGGGCTTCTCTGGTGGCACAAGCTCGCAAGCTTCTGGATACTGCTGAAGGAGAAAAGCGGGATTTGACCACAGAGGAGAATGAGAAGTATGAAAAGCTGATGGCTGATGTGGACAGAATCGGCAATGAGATACAGCGTGAGCAAAAGCAACTGGCACTGGAAAAGGAACTGGCAGAGAGCAAGAAACCGCCCATCAAGCCGGAAGTAAATTCGGAAATAAAGAAAGCGGATGAGAGGATTTGGGGCAACAGAGGGACTAAGGAATACAGAGAATCCTTTGACCGTTTTCTACGGTCTGGCGTAGGTGCCTTAAATGCCGAAGAACAAAGGGCTTTGCAGGCTGATGATGCCGCTCAAGGAGGATTTCTGGTAACACCGCAGCAGTTCGTAACTGAACTGATAAAGAAGGTGGATGATGCGGTAACTATCAGACCACTGGCAACGGTTGTGCCAATAGCAAAAGCCGAAAGTTTGGGAGTTCCTTCTCTGGATACCGATATTTCTGATGCGGAATGGACTTCTGAAGTGGGAACTGGTGGTGAGGATACTTCAATGAGGTTTGGAAAGAGGGAACTTTCCCCGCATCCGCTGGCAAAGCGCATTAAGGTCTCTCAAAAACTGATTCGGGTCTCCGTCCTTGATATTGAGAGCCTGATTGCGGCCAGGCTTGCCTATAAGTTCGGCATCACTCAGGAAAAGGCTTATATGACCGGAGATGGTGCGCAGAAACCTCTCGGGGTTTTTGTCGCTTCTACCGATGGTATCAGCACCAGCAGAGATGTCAGTGAGGACAATACGGCAACGGCCATCAAGGCTGATGGTTTAATTAACGCTAAATTTGCCCTCAAGCCTCAATATTGGAAGGCAGCTCGCTGGATTTTCCACAGGGATGCAGTCAAGCAAATTCGCAAATTAAAGGATAACAACGGTCAGTATCTATGGCTGCCGGGAATTAAAGGCAACCTGGAGAATACGATTCTGGATACTCCATTTTTGATGAGCGAATATGCTCCGAATACTTTCACCACTGGCCTGTATGTCGGCATTCTCGGGGATTTCAGCTTCTACTGGATTGCCGATGCTTTGAATCTGGCGGTGCAAAGGCTCGTGGAACTCTATGCTGAAACTAATCAGATTGGCTTCATTGGAAGGCTGGAAAGTGACGGAATGCCTGTGTTAGAAGAGGCGTTTGTTCGGATCAAATTAGCTTGAGTAAGAAGCTTGGATAATAAAAATAAGGGGAGGCGGGGAGTAAAATCTCCGTCTCCTCTGAGGATTTAACGATAGGAGGGAACAGAAGATGTTGAATATAAGCAAAGAAGTAAAGGTGGCAAGAGTAATGAATGCGGTTGCTGCCGGGTTTGGTGATACCCTGAACGGATCTGTTTTGGATATGGCGAACTTTGATGGAGTGGTCTTTATTGCTGCTTTTGGCGCAATCACAGCTACCGCAGTAACTTCAGTTAAAGCACAGCAAGGAGCAGCTTCTAACCTTTCAGATGCCGCTGACTTGGCAGGATCAAAGATTGATATTGCTGATAATCAGGGTAACAAAGTAGCGGTTCTGGATATTTACCGCCCGCAAAAAAGGTATTTGCGGTTGGTCGTTAGCCGTGCCACTGCGAATGCGGTGATTGACGGGGTAGTTGCCTTGCAATATAAGGGCAAGAAGGCACCAGTCACTCAAGATGCCTCGGTGGCAGGAGATAAACTTTGTGTAAGTCCTGACGAAGGTGTGGCTTGACGCCATTTAATCTGGACACAGCAAGAAAGGAACGAAGTTAATGAATGAAATGAAAAGCAGAGAATTGATTTTTGCTTTTCAGTAAATTGTGGGAGCGGGGTAATTTTTATCCCGCTCCCGTAACGCGAGGTGAAGTATGAAAAAGATTATAATGAAGACATTGGCCGCTGGGCCAAGTGGCTCTCTTGTTCCTGGTCAGGTAGTTTCGCTACCGGATGAGGAAGCAGAGCAACTGGTAACCGGTGGCTATGCGGTCTATGAGCAGAAAGAGGTAGAAACCGCTACTGCCGAACCGCCAGAGAATACGATGAGAAAGCCAACAACAAAGAGAAAAGCGGGTAGAAAAAGATAGACTATATTCTCCCTTATTCATCCTCCTCTTGCTTTCATAAGAAGGCAGGAGGAGGGAGTAAGGAAAGGAGGATAAAATTTTAACCATTGTCTCAAAAGTCCAGAATGCATTGAGTCATACTCAGATATCGGCAACAGAGATTACCTTAATTGAACGCTTGATTAAGCAGGTTGACAAAATTGCCGAGAATTTCTGTAATCGCTATTTTCTTTACGGTGAGTATACGGAAACCTTTGATGGGGATGGTGCGAAAAAAATATATCTCAAGGGATACCCTGTAATTGCATTTAGCAAACTGAAGATTGGCGATGAGGAGATTGATACGGCTAATTATATCGTCAATCTGAATTTAGGAGAAATTTATTATTCTGCTGGTTTTACCGAAGGTTATCAAAATATCAAGGCTACTTATATCTGCGGCTATGCGGCTTTAGACCTAATTTTAGACAAAGACCTTTCTATTCCTCCCTTCTCTCCTTCCACGAATGATTGTTATATTGTGAAAGCACCGGGGGCAGGGGATTGGCTCAATCACGATAATGAAATAGCAAAATTTGATGGCAGTGCTTGGGTATTTACGGTTCCTTATAGGGATATGGAGGTTTATGTCTCTGATGAGAAAAAAGTTTACAAGTGGGATGGTTCTGCTTGGGTTATTGTTACTGAAAGAGACCATTACCCGCCTCCCGATGACTTGGAAGGAGCGGTGATTGATGAGGTAGTGGCAAGATATGTAATGCTACAGACAGAACCGATCACGGTAGGGAGTGCGGAAAGGATTGTGGATTTGCGCACCGGCTTTTTGATGAAAAGTAGTAGGGCATTTTTTGAGGCTTTAAGAAATTACGCATAAAAAAATGTTGGATATAAAAATTACTGGAGCAAGGGAAGTATCAGAGCGTCTGGCAAAAGCGAATAGACAAATCCCGGAGGTTACGGAAAAAAAGATGAGGAATTTGGTCAAGATATTAAACCTCTATATCAAGAGGCATAAAATTCCGGGAGGCAGAAATAAAACTTTGCGTCGTTCATTGAAAGCAACGGTTGAGAGAAGTGGCAATGAGTTCATTGGACGCATTGGAACGAGATTGAAGGCAGGGGTATTGCGAGAAGTGGGAGGGAAGATTTCTGCATATATTATCCGTCCTGTCAGAAAAAAGGCATTGTCTTTTGAGGTTAAGGGACAGAATGTTATCTGTAAACTTGTCTATAAAGAGGAAAAATTGATAAAGCCGGACCCGTATTTGGCCCCGGCACTTCAGGAAAATCGGCAAAGGATTGCACAGATAATGGGTGAAATAGCTATGGAAGTATCCAGCAAATAGAATGAATCCAGAAGATATACTGAAGGAAGTGCAAAGTATAATTAAGGCAGGGGTAACCTATCTGAAAGGGGTCTATTATGGGAAAATAGAAGGCTCTTATGCCTCTAATTTTCCTCTGGTTTACCTTGAGCCTGATGAGAATTCGTCTGTTTATGGGGAAGGCTATAAAGAGAATACTTTTGCGATTATAATTGGTGGAGCAGTCCGCAATCATAATCCAGAGTTGGGAATAACCGGGAGTGCAAGCATTAAGGGTATGCTGGATTTGGAGAAGGATATTAAGGCTGCGTTGATGGCAAAATTCCCGGATTTGAACTGTAAATGTCTTTCTTTTACCCTTTCAACAATTGGTTATGATGCTAATGCTAAAATTAGATGGTGCTCAATAAGAATGGAGATAAAATATCGGGAGTAAAAAATGCCAGAAATGAAGGTTAATTGCAATGCTCTGGTAGAAAAGAGCAAAACTATTCTGGTTGACGGTTTTATTGCCGCCGGCTGGAAGGATGCAGAAGGAAATCTATCAGGAATTTATATTGATTTGGAGGAACCTACGGAAAAAACTTATCCATTCATTTTGATAAAACGCCCAGAAAAAACTGCAGAGGAGCAAATAAGCATGGGTAATGTGCCGGAGGTTTATCTGATTATTCCGCTTTTGATTACCACCTATCGGGGAGGAGATTCTCCACAGACGCAAAAGCAAATTACCGACCAGGCATACGATATTATGGCAGAGGTGGAGAACATTATTAGAAACAATATCACCTGGGACGGATTTACTGGGATAATCTGGGCATTGCCCGGAGGGTTTGCTCCACAGACAGCTGACCCGGGATTTTACAAATTGGGAATAAACATAGATTTTCGGATTAAAGTTTAACAGGAGGCGATTATGAAAATCATATATATCGGAGTTTGTGAGGCAGTAGAAAATACCTTCGGGGTATTCAAAAAAGGGGAAGCGAAAGAGGTAGCCGAAGAAATAGGAAAGATACTTCTGGCTGATCCTGATAATTGGGAAGAAGGAAAACAGGAAAAGAAAAAAATAAAGAAGGAGGGATAAGTGCGAGCAAGGCTTAATATTTCAAATAACGAAATATCTAATCTTTATAAGCAAGGAAAGACATTAGTAGAAATTGGGTTATTTTTTGATTGTTCATATCAAACTATAAATAACAGACTAAAAGAAGTTGAAATTGCCAGAAGACCAGTAGGTTTTCAGAAAGGACATTTATGTTTTCCACTAAAAAAGTATTTTCCTCCTTCTATGGGTTTCAAAGGTAAATATCATACTGAAAAAAGCAGAAAGAAAATGAGCGATGCTGTTAAAAAAGCTTACCAAGAAGGTAGGTGTAATCCTTCTCATCCTTGTGCTTGGAAAGGTAAACATTTACCATTAGAAACCAGAAAAAAGATGAGTAAAATAGCTAAAAAAATGGGAAGAAGACCAACTGGAAAAGGGGAAAAACATTGGAATTGGAAAGGTGGAATTAGCCCAATATTAAGAAGATTGAGAAGGACTATAAAATTTAAGGAATGGCGTGAAGCAGTGTTTGCTCGTGATAATTGGATTTGTCAGAAATGTGGAGTAAGAAGTGGAAATGGAAAAATAATTTATTTACATCCTCATCATATTAAATCCTTTGCTAAATATCCTGAATTAAGATTTATAATAGATAATGGTATTACTTTTTGTAAAGAATGTCATCAGGAATTTCATAAGATTTATGGAAGAAAAGATAATACAGGAGAACAAACAAAAAAATTTTTAGGAAAATAAAAGGAGGGAAAAATGTTAGAGAGTTCAGCATTAGAATATTGCAAGATTGGTTCGGTTTATCTTCTCGTGGATGGTGGAGAAATTAAAACATTTTCCGAGCCTTTGGAGCATCGGGGGATAGGTAGTTATAAACCTAAGCTATATCCGGGATTGATTCAGCCTTCCGGGAGCGTTGATTTTAAGGTGCAGAGCAAGACGGAGATTGCCCATGCTATCAGGGTTGCGACGACAAATCTCTTGCCAACCTTTGATGTTGAGGGAGGAACTTTGGCGGGAGGGCAAAAGCATGTCGGTTGCAAGGTGGATAGTTTGAGGCTTTCTGCGGTGCAAAAAGATATTCTGAAGGCTTCTCTGGACTGGAAAGGGTTGAAAAGTGAGGTAAGTAGTTATGCGGCTCATTCCCCTGCGAATACTGTGCCTCTTCTATGGTATGAATTTGCTGCAATAGGCATTCCAGGAAACATTGAGGTTTATTCCTTTGACTTTTCCATTTCCAATGGTGTGGATTGGGAAGCACCTTGCGAAACACCGGCAGCGAGTTCAAAGAGGTTTGCAAAGTATTTAAGCGAAGGGAACCAAGATGTAATTTTGAATCTAAAACTTTACAATGCGGATTCCACCGACATAAATGCCGATGCTTTAGCAGCCATTGCAACAATGACCCTTGTTTTCACAAAGGGAGCGACCGTTGTTACATTGACACTGACAAATTGTCTTTTGGAAAACAAAGGTATTCCGTTCACTGCGGCAAATCTGATCAATCACGGAGCAGATTACAAAGTAGAAGGCGTTACTATAACCTAAGGAGGGATATGGGAGAAAGGGAATTAAAAATTGGGAAAGAGACTTATATTCTTCAGCCCTACAAATATAAGGCGGTCCGAGAGATTAAAAATCGGACGATGCAATGGGTAAGGAAGATGATAAAAAACCCGGAGACTGGCAGGGAAGAGGAAAAGGTTGATATTCAGATTGCCTGGGGGGACAGGGAAGCCCTGGTTATTTTTTATTCTTTGAAAAGATGGAGTTTGAAGAACGAGAAAGGTGAGCCCCTTCCAATCACTCTGAACAATATGGATAACTATTTGCCTCCTTCCCACCACGAGGAGCTCTATGCAGTTGCCTC